CTACTACAACAGTAAACACTGAGACACTCAACCTTGCAGATAACCAGATTGTTCTCAACTCTAATGAGACAGGCACACCTACACAGAATGGTGGTATTGAGATTGAGCGTGGCACAGATACAAACAAAACACTTGTGTGGAACGAAGCAGACGATAAGTGGACTGTAGGTAGCGAGACTTTTGTAGCAGGTACGTTTGAGGGTGCCTTAACAGGCAATGCTGATACGGCAACTACGGCAACTACAGCAGGTACAGTAACTACAGCAGCGCAGCCAAATATCACATCTTTAGGTACACTTTCTTCGCTTACTGTAGGCGAACTGGTACTTAATAATTCAGAGATATACGCAGACGCAGAACTTTTGCTAAATACTAATACTCAAGATATTATTTTAGACACTGGTCAGCTGATTGATTTATCCTACCGAGGCACCAAACGAGGATCCATCAATCTCTATAATGCAAACACTATAGGCTTTGTAGCTGGTACAACTGCAGAAATGTATGTAAGGGAGTCAGGTGTTAATATTGCTAACGGTTTGTGCGTGGGTAATAGCGTAATTACACCTACAGACAACGACATTTGGGCTGAAGCAGATATTACTGCTGGGAATGATCTTACAGCAGGTAATGACATTATCATGACTGCAGGTGGAGATGACTGGAAGTTTGAGATAGACGGAACTAATAATAGCCTTGTCATCTCTTATGGCGGTGTTAACAAGTTTGAGATAGACACAAGCGGCAACCTAGAAGCAACTACTCAGACAGAAGCTACTTGGGAGCTTGGTACGGGGACTACTGAGAGCCTCGTATCACCAGCTAAGGTTAAGGCTGCTGTAGATAGCTTAGTGCCAGATACACTTGGCGTAAACCAATCCTACGCAAGTACAACTTTGACTACAAATACTTGGTATCAAAACACTACAGGTCGTGCCATTGCAATTTATTATCAGTTAAATGTTGGCGGTGGGGCGGCTTATGTCAGCACAACCGCTAGTGGCGGCTTTATTGTTGGTGGGCCAGACGGTGATAGCGGTACATGGGATAATGGTTATTTTATTGTCCCTAATACACACTATTATAGAACAACTGGCAGTGCCAATAACTACGCCACAATGTTGTCATAGGAGTTAAAATGTCTAAACACTTTATAAATCTTAATGGGGATTATTGGGAAACCTTATCAGACCCTTCGGATGAGATTATTGCTACATACCCAGTAGGAACCATTGAAGTAACGAAACGTCCATCTCACTTGCACACTTACGAAGGTGGAGCTTGGGTGGCACCCTCTGATGCGGTGTATGATGAATGGAAAGCTACAGAGGTTCGTGCAGAGCGTGACTTCCTACTTGCATCTAAGGTAGATATGCTTGTATCTAACCCTCTGCGCTGGGCCTCTATGTCTGCAGAAACACAGGCATCTTGGGCTACGTATCGTCAGGCTCTGTTAGATATACCACAACAAGCTGGCTTCCCACGTACTGTATCTTGGCCTGTCGCACCTTCAGCATAAGGCAATTTATAATGACATCTATATCCTTGACACCAGACGAGCTAGAAGCTATGCTAGACAGGGCTGCAAGACGTGGCGCTAAAGAAGCCCTGTCAGCTATAGGCTTGCATGATACTAATGCAGCCAAAGACATCAACGAAATGCGAGACCTATTAGATGTGTGGCGTGATACACGTAAAGGTATCTGGAATACATTTGTAAAGGTAACAACAATCGCAATTATAACATTCATAGCTGGTGCAGTATGGATGCAGTTAGGGAATAAGTAATTATGGCTAAGAAGTTTGCAGGGTTCACACCAGAACAGATGGGTAAGATTATACCTGAAATGCAGGGTATGCAGGCTGATGAACAAGCTGCTTACTTAGCGTCACAGCCTGGTGCTGCTGCTCGTGTCGGTAAGATGGCAGAGGTAGCGCAGAATCGTATTGGTATGGCTTATGGTGGCATGGCTACTAAGAAAGGCTATGCAGAGGGTGGCGCTGTTAATCCTCTTGACGCAACGAGAGAAGGGGTGTCCACAGCAAACACTGCCCTGCAGGATGCCATTAATGCACAACAAGCAGACCCTGAAAATGAAGAGTTAGTAAAAGCTGTTACAGATGCACAAACAAATGTAAACAATGCCAAACAAAAATATTCTCTTGCTTATTCTGATTATAAAACTACACAAGTCCCTACAAGCGCAGAGTTAAATGTAAAAGCTGCAACAGATCCAGGGTCGATGACCAAGACAGCTGATGTAGCTACTATATCAGAAGAGGATAAGACTGCAGGAGAGATCGCTGCAGGTACAGGAGACGTAGCTGCTACTACAGATATGGCAGTAGATACTGCAGAAACTGCAGCAGATGTTACGACACCCACTAAGACAGATGCAGTTACCTATGAGCCTCTTTCTGTAGAATCTACAACAAAAGATGTACTGGATCGTTTAGAGGCTGCTACAGGTAAACCTAGCGCAGAAGCTTTAGTTGATGCACAATCTATGTCACCAGATAAGCTTGCTCAGCTTGGTATTTCCGCTGCACAGCTATCAGAAGCACGTAGGGTGCAGCCTGTAGATGCTCGTACTCTGCAGGAAGGGGAGCTTATTGAAGGCTCTACTGTTGACATGGAGCGTGTCAAGAAAGAGACTAACTTCGCCGCTGCTACAGGTGCTCCTTCTACAGATGCTACAGTACAGGGTCAGCTTACGGGCTTGATGGAGCAGTTTGAGGGTAGTGAACCTCCTGCATGGGCTGCTGGTGCTATGAGGGCTGCAGCTGCACAGATGGCTGCACGTGGGTTGTCTGCTTCTTCTATGGCTGGTCAGGCTGCTATTCAAGCCGCCATGGAATCAGCAATGCCTATCGCTGTACAGGATGCGCAGACTTCTGCTACATTTGAGTTAACTAACCTAAGCAATAAACAACAATCTGCTATGTTTGCTGCTGAGAAACGTGCTGAGTTTTTAGGGCTAGAGTTTAACCAAAACTTCCAGGCTCGTGTAGCTAACGCTTCTAAGATCTCAGAGATTGCTAACATGAACTTCACTGCTGAACAGCAGGTTGCTCTTGAGAATGCTCGTATGGCACAGTCTGTAGACTTAGCTAACCTTAGTGCTGCTAATGCTAAAGTAATGGCTGATGCAGCTGCCATGACACAGTTAGATCTTACTAACCTAAACAACCGTCAGCAGGCGCAGGTACAAAACGCTAAGTCTTTCTTGGATATGGACATGGTTAACTTGTCTAATGAGCAACAGGCTACCATGTTTAAATCACAGAGTTTGGTTAATGCCTTGCTATCAGACCAAGCTGCTGAGAATGCTGCTAAGCAATTTAATGCTTCTAGTGAGAACCAGACTAATCAGTTCTTTACTAATCTAGCATCTCAGGTGTCTATGTTTAATAATGAGCAAAAGAATGCCATGAACCAGTTTAACTCTGGTCAAACAAATGCAGTAAATCAGTTTAATGTAAGTCAGAGAGCGGCACGAGATCAGTTTAATGCAAACAACCAGCTTATCGTAGCACAAGCTAATGCTGCATGGTCTCAGGCAATTACTACAGCAGAAACAGCAGCGCAGAACGAAGCAAACCGTGATGCAGCAATCGCTGAAAATCAGTACACAATGACTGCATACAACAATGTAATCCAAGAAGAGCGGGATATGATTAGTTATGCTTTTAGTGCCGCTGAGAGTACTGCAGATCGTCAGGTTAGGTTACAGGTTGCAGCTATTCAAGCTGAAACAGCTGCATCGCAAATTCAAGCTCAGATTGATACAGCAGCAGGTGCAGGTTCAGGTAAGCTACTTGCTGCGTTTGCAGACAAAGCTCTGGACTGGGCATTTGGTTAAAATAGCGTTAACAGTAGGTATAATTACAATGGGTCTTTTATCACAATCACAGACAGATAACATCGTTACCATGATGTCTCGCATTAAGGAACGTGCTCTTTCTGCACAAAAACCCTCTACAGGTGATGATAGTACTAGTAAGCGTAAGGGTTTATTTGATAAGCCAACAGCAGCTGCTCCTACAACAGATGACTTTGTAGCTAATACTATTAGAAGCCTTCGCCAGAAAGCTGACATTGCTATAGAAGAACAGCCAGAGATATATCTATCAAAGTATGATGTATCTGCTTTAACTCCAGAGGAGCCTGTGCGTCCTAGAGCTAGACCTGAAGAGCTTACAATCCCAGAGACTACACAAACAAATAGCGACATTGAGGAAGCAATAGTAGAGGCTACAGGTTCTGAGGGTCTTATGTCTAAAAGTTCCAATATGATGACTAGACCAGAGAACCTAGATATACCAAAGTATAAGGTGTACAAAAGCCCTAAAGAGATGTCTAAGCTAGAGATCTTAGCTCGTACCATTGAAGCAGAAGCAGCACAAGAGGGTTATGAAGGTATGATTGCGGTAGGTTCTGTAATAGCTAACCGTGCTGCAGCTGGTAAATATGGTGATGATATAGAGGGTGTAATTCTAAAGAAAGGCCAGTTCTCTCCGTGGAACTCGTGGACAGGGCACGCTAAAGGCGAACAAGGTAAAAATATGCTGGCTCTTAAGCCTAGCGCAAAAGCCTATAAAGCTGCAAGTGATATTCTTACTGGAGATTATACAGACCCTACAGACGGCGCTACTCATTATGTAAACACAGCTGTTAATCAACCTGATTGGCTACCTGATATGAAGTCTCGTAAACGTGGTACCCTTCAGATAGGAAATCACCTGTTCGGTAATGCAGATGATGACAATAGATATGATGGTAAGAACTGGATTAAGCCAAAACCAAAGGCACGTACCTAATGTTTGGTTTACCTCTAGAGCTTATCACTATGCTATTCTCCACTGTACTGGGTGGGGTTATGTCTATGATAGGGCAGAACGCTAAGAACAAAGCCAAGCAACAAGAGATGATGATTGGTGGTATGCAGCAGGCCAGAGAGCACGGCAAGACAGATAAGCATTTTGCATGGACACGCAGGCTTATTGCTCTATCTGCAATCTTCTCAATTATAGTCTTGCCAAAAGCAGTGGCTGTGTGGTATCCTGAGGTAAGCGTTATTGTAGGCTACACAGAAGTAGAGGGCGGCCTGTTTAACTGGATCTTTGGCGGAGATGGCACAGTAAAGTGGCAGGCAGCTAGAGGCTTCGTAATCACCCCGCTAGACACACACATCGTTTCAGCTATCGTAGGTCTCTACTTTGGCGCAGGTTTCACTAAGTAAGGTATTATCATGGCAAAGCCAACACTATTTGAGGGACCAATCCCCGGTCAGTCTTTAACTACGGAACCTAAGAAT